AGGGTGGCGGTGGGCTACCACAACCTAAAAGATCTACAGTTTTCAAGGTTCATCTGAGCCTTTTTCTTTTGCTCAGTTTTTTCATAGGTCATTTGACACTATCCGCAAAATCATTTCATACGAGTTATTATAAGCAGTTATTTCTATATAGGCTTGTTCCTATCCTTCCACAATTCCTAGCCTCATTTCTTCATCCTGCAGATATGGTAAATTAATCCTTGCAAATTCCTTACCATCCACAGCAAGCATTACAGTCTTTGCTCCACTGTAATCTGGCATTTTACTTGCAAGCTTTGATGCCAGATCATCCATCCATCCGGTATTGTTTTCAAGTGGCAACACTGCTTCCCTTCCGGCTTCTCCAATATTGGCTAATGTAGATCCTGTCGTAATACCACCATTGGCAAGGCGAGGTATACTTACAGTTGGAATTGTAGGAATAGAAAATCCAAAACTCTTTCCGCCTAACTGTGGTACCCAATCTGGAATATCAAAGGATAATCTATTCAAAGCATTTATCATATTATTTATTCCATCTACAACACGATTTACCATGAATTCAATGCCATTAATAATTGTATTAATAACATTTTTCATTCCGCTCCACATACCTTTAAAAATATCAACCATTTTTGTTTTCATAGACGAAAAAATGGAAATAGTATTGTTCTTTGCATTTGTAAAAGCTTCCTTTAATTTTTCCTTGAATTCTGTAATAATCCATTCAACCTTTTCCCATATTCCGAGAAGCCCCTCTTTTAAGCCGTCAATTATGTAGCCTCCCATTTCCTGCATAACCGTAGAAGGTGAATGTATTCCAAATACATTTCTAAAGCCTTCCATGAATGGTTGAAATATATGTTCATCTATCCAGTTGCCAATATCTGTAAGTTTCTCAGTGATTCCATTCAAGAGTCCTTCCATTGTAAACTCACCGTCTTCATAAGCAGCGTCATACCACCAGTCCACAACACTATTCCATGCATCTTCCAGCAATCCCTGTAAAAATGCTGCTAATGCGCCAAGCGCTGCACCTATACCCTCAAAAAGAGCATCTGAGACACCATCCCAGTCTATATTTTTTACAACAGCTGCCACATCATTTCCAAGCTGTTTCCAATCTATTGCGTAAATGGCTTCAGTAATAAAATCAAGTAGACCAATAAATCCATCTGAAACAGATTTTCCTAGTGTTTCCCAATCAATAGTAGTTAATGCACTCTGTATGCTTTCTCCAAGGCTTGTGCCGAGTTTGCTCCAGTCAAGTGTGCTAACAAATCCATAAAAGCTATCAATAGCCATATTGAAGCCATTTCCTATTGTTGTGCCTAATAAATTCCAATCAAGATTTGTAACAAATCCATTGATACCTGTAGCAAATGCCGAACCTATTGCTGTCCAATCCACTGTAGTCAAAAAAGTATTCAAAAATATAAGTGCTGTATTAATCCCCTCTGCAACAGTCTTTCCTAAAAGATTCCAATCAAATTCTGCCACAAAACCATTAATGAGCGTTCCAATGCGTGTACCAATCAGTTCTGCTTCCTGTTGAATGCTTTCCCAATCAATATTCTCCATTGCTTTATTGATTTTGTCTGCAATCATACTTCCTAATTCTGTCCAGTCACTCTCTCCGAGCATCTCTTTGATTTTCTTGACACTATCTGGTATCTTTTCTTCGGTATACTGTACCTGTTCTGTAGATGTTCCACCGCCTGTGCTTTCACTATCTGTTTTCTGTAATATATTTAGATCATCAAATGAAGCTAAAGCTCCAGCTGTCTTTTTTGCTGCGCCGGCTGTTTTATCTAGTGACTTTGCATAATCTTTCTGTTGACTTACTGCCTTACTCCATGTAGTTTTCCCTGCCAGAGTAGAAAACAATTGGTTTGCAAAATTGGCCGCTCTTGTTAATCCATCACATAGGGCTGTTATTCCAGGAAGCAATGCATTTACTATTGGCATTGCGGCCGCACCAGCAGAATTTTTTAAATTATCTAATGACGTTTTAAAAGCAGACATAGATTCATTAAATTTATCCGAATACTTTGCATAATTCTGAATACCGCTTTTAATGCTTTCCACCATCGCATTAAATGTTTTGGAAATCACCTGGAACACCACCATAGACAAGGCCAGCTGTTTGACTGTATTCCCGAATCTACTCAACGCACTATTAGATTTTTTCGTATGCATTGTTAACTTGGAAAAAGCTTTCCCCGCCTTATTTGCCATGTTTCCCATAGCCGTTTTTACTTTTCCTGCTACAGAAGCAACTCCACCGACAACTTTTTTTGCTGCTTCTGCAGCTTTTCCAATATTTAAGAAGCTTGTATTTCCCTTATTTCCTGTTTTTAATAACTCACTGGCTGCTTGTCTGCTTGCCTCTTTTAAGCTATTAAATTCACTCTGTGTATTCTGTAATTGAGTGTTTAATTCTTGATATTGCGGTGTTGTCTTCGGATTTATATAATCACTGCCATCTGCCTGCATTGCCTGCTTATCAGCTTTCGCCTGTTTGATTGAATTCCTGAGCTGTTCTACATCATATTGCATACTTTTAAACGCTTTACTATCTGTCTTACCGCCTAACGCTGTAAATTTATCCATGCGTTCAATAAGCTTGTTCAAAGATGCTGTATCTTTCTCAATTTGCGCCTGTACTTGTGCAAATTCTTCTGTCGGGATCTTCTGATTTGCCAGCTCTTTCATTTTTGCCTGTATTTTTTCACATTGTTTTGCGCTTTGCTGCATTTTTTCTTCAAGCTTCATAAGCATCTTTTCTGCATCAGCTGTATTAATTTTGGTATTTATACGGATCTCACCATCAAATTCACTCATTGAGCCACCGCCTTAATTATTTGAAGTTATTTTTTGATTTGGTTTTCTGCTTGAACTGTATTTTTTCTTATTTTCAGCAATCCTCTCATTAAAAAATCTGCTTACAATAGGTGTTACAGAATCTACAAATTCCGTGATTGCAACTTCATCTGGAATAATATTCCCATAGATCTGCTCTATGGTTCCTTTTCCAAAAAGCTCATCTAATTCATCACAAATGTTTTTCAAAAACTTTGTACGTATGCTATTGATTGCACATACATCTTCTATTGTGATATCTTGATCATGTTTTCCATGATCCTCGTACCATTTTTTTATTTCCTGCTGGCTTTTAGCACTCAGTTCATGTAAATGTTCAGCAATGAGATTAAATTTATTAAATGTGCTGGAATCTGACGTGTTAATTTTTAAAATCGTTACTACCTCATCATCCTCGTTTCTTATTGCAATTTCCTTTACTCCTGTTTTTAATGAAATATTGTCCATGTTTGTTTTCCTTTCATAAAAAATAAAAGAGCTAATCTCCTATCTCTAAGAAATCAGCTCCATTGAACTTTTATTGCATTTCATTAAACGCAACACTCTATATTCAGTTATTTGTATGTATACTGTCAGTCTGGATCCGTACATCTTTTAACATAGTACCTTTTGGAATTTTAACAACGACAATCCCTTCTTTTCTTTTTCGTATCTCAATGTGCGAGCCATCCTGTAGTTCTTTTTCATCAATGTTTACCTTTATCACGCTATCTATCCTTTCCGTCTTTCAGATTGCTATAAATTGCTAATAATGCACACATTCCAAAAAAGGAACATATCAATGTTAAAAAACTAAAAATTCCAATTAAAACTAACATACTATTTTATTCCTCACTTTCTTCCGGTAATCGATCTTCTAAATTTATCTTTTTATGCTCTACGCCCTCGTATGCGTCAAAAGTCAGTATGCTCTTCTCCAGCAATTGGTTGTATTGCTCTGAGAATCCTCTTCCTGATGTAGCATAATTTTTCTCAGTCCAACTTCTTAAACTGTCAAACATTTGCCTGTATTCTTTTCCACTTGCCGCTTTTTTACACAGAAAAGCTTTTTCTCTTAATGGTCGCAGCTTCGAATCTTTGGAAACATCTTTATTCCCAATCATATTATTTATGATATGATCAGATATCAAACGAGTCATTGTCGGATTGTATTTTGCATCATCCAAGAGTCC